CGCCGACGAGGTCTACAAGATGAGCCTCATCACCGCCTGCCAGTCCTGAGCTGACGCACGGATGAACTGAAAATTTCCGAAAGGGCCGCTGCCGCATCTCGCGGGCAGCGGCCCTTTTGCTGTACATCCGACCCGGTTTATGATAAAATAAAGGAAAGAATATCCCCCAGATAAGGAGAAAAAATCGAAGGTGAGAAGAAAGGCTCTGTCCCTTGGCCTCGCAGCAGCGCTGCTTCTGTGCGGCGGTACACAGAAAAACGAAAGGATGGCCGCAGCCTTGGTGCAGGCTGCGGCCGCCTCCACCGTCCAGAGCAGCACAGCAAGCCCGGAAAGCGGCAGCATCACGCCGGAACAGTTCGGGGCGAGGGGCGATGGCAGGGCAGACGACCAGCAGGCGTTGGAGTCCGCGATGCAGTGTGCCAGCGCCGCCGGTCTGCCCCTCGAGCTGACGGAGGGGGCGGTCTACCGCTTTTCCTCCCAGCTTGAGCTGCCCAGCGGCCTGACCATCCGGGGCAATGGGGCTGTTCTGCTCAGCGACATCCAGTATGAGACGCTGGGGCAGGACCGCCCGGCCGTCGGCATCATCGGAAGGTCCAATGAGGACCGCGCACACGACATCCGGCTGGAAAATGTCACCTTCCGGGCGGTGGACAGCTGCCAGAGCAACTGCCTGTTCTGGGTGATGCGCGCCTGCAATGTGGAAGTCGTGGACTGTACCTTCGACTGCCAGCCCAACGACTGGTGCCGGGGCGCTGCCGACCTGTACGGGGTCAATGAGAACATCCGCTTCGAGGGCTGCGTATTCCGCCAGCTGACGGGCGGCACGGCAGGCGGCATCTGGGTGCGCAACTGGACGGATCAGGCAGAGAGCCGGAATATCCGTTTTGAGGATTGTGATTTTTACAAGTCCGGTGCAGACGAGGTCTTAGCCGTCTGGGGCTGGGGCAGCGCTGTGCGGGAGGTCGTCCTCTCGGGCTGTAGCTTTTATGAGACAGAGACGGAGGAGAGTCTGGCGGCAGGCAACCGTCCGGTGTGGTTCATCACACTGGGGCAGAGCGGCATCACCGATGTGCGGATGGAGCACTGCACCATTTGGGCGGACCGCTGCGAGGTCATCTTCCACATGGTGGGCGACAAGACCCATGCCGTCGTGGACAACTGCGACATCACCCTGAACCAGCCGGACGATGTGGCCGGGCATGACATCAGAAAGAGCGCGAATCCCATGCTGGCGCAGGGCAATGGCCGCGCCGACGGCAGTACGGTCATCCAGAACAGCCGTATTGTCCTGAGCGGCGACGATGGGCGACGCATCAGCTATCGGCTCAGCGCCCTGAAGGACAATACGCTGGAAGTTTCCCTCGGGCACGGCATCGCCAGCACCAGCGAGGTCAGCGGCAATACCATCCGGGGCCGGATACAGCATAAGATCTTTGAGGACTGCTCCAACGTGTGGAATAATCATGTAACGGTGCGGAGATTCTCGCTTCCGGGATGAACCGCTTATAAAAAAGGAGGTCTTATCATGAGAAGAAAATTCATTGCGGCGGCTGCATCGGGGGTTCTGGCCCTGACGATGACAGCGGCTCTGCCCACCATCCATGCGGCGGCGGTGAGCATCTGGAACGACATTACCCCGGGAACGGAGAGCGTCGAGACGTTCCAGTACAAGGACTATGCCGACCGCTATTCGGACGCCTACGAGCTTTACGGCTACGACGCCGAGGCGTTGTTCAACCACTATGAGACGGTTGGCAAGGCCGAAGGGCGGGTAGGACGATTCAAGAAAACGGCGGAAGAAGATGATCGGCATCCCTATGTGTGGGACGCCGATGAGCCGTTGGATCCGCTGCCGCCTCTGGATTTTTCCGCGCAGCCGGATTGGTTCGATACCCGTACCCTCCCGGAGAACCTGTCCAACATTCGTATCGTAAAGGAATACGAGCAGCTGGAAGCCTTTATCGAGAGAGATGAATGGATCGGGGACCCTGTTCTGGTGCGGAAGTCAGAACTCCTGACCGAGATGAGCAGTCGTGTCCGGAATTACGAAGGCCGACGCGGCGGTGCCGACTATCTCCGTGCCATCAGTCAGGACATCGACGTATTGCTTGACTTCATGGGATAATGATATAGTATAAAAAGAAGAGCCTCACTGCAAAACAGCGAGGCTCTTTTCTGTTGGCAGAGCACAGTACGAAAATACAGGGTTCGTCTGGCTCTTGTTTGGTGGAGGTGACGTGACCTTGTGCGAACTTTTTGGACAGTTCGCCAGCCGCCGCCTCCGCGTCCATGACGAGGTCGAAGTCGGCCTCGGCGTTAGAACCCCCCGAATAGTTGAAAGCAATCCGCAGGTGATCATCGGACAGGTAGACCACCGACACAAAGGCATCAATGACCTTGCGCCGGAACTCTTGGCTCTGCAAGCTGCCGCCCCGGAAGCGATCCAGCCAAAAGAGAACCTGATCGCGCTCCAGACGGACGTGGCTCAACTTTTCCAGTTCGATGGCCCGCTTCAGATCTTGAGCCTTGGCCTCCAGATCCAGAAGCCGCTGCTTTGTGGTCGAGGTGATGATTCCGGCTTCGATGGCCTTCATCACATTGTCGGTGGCCTTTTGGTTTTCCTCCAGTTCGGCGGTTAGGGCGGCAAGCTGCGCCGAGGCCGCCTCCCGCTCCTGATACTCCATCACGGCATCCGCAATCCACTCCATCACGTCAGGCCGGAGGACGTAGTCCAGAGCGGCCTTCACGACAACCCGCTCAATCCACTCGCGGGGCACGTTGGCCTTTTTGCAAGCCCGCTCCCGCCGCCTCTTTTGGCAGCCGTAGTAGTAATGCAGTTCGCCGCTCTTCCCGGTGCCGGAGAAGCCGATCATGTAGGACCCGCAGTGGGCGCACTTCAGCTTCCCGGTCAGCAGGTAGTCCCCGCCGTCTTGGTGACGGCCCCGGACGCTGCTATTTGCTTTCAGCCGCTCATTCGCCGCCCAAAAGGTGCCCTGATCGATGAGAGCGGGCATCCCGCCCTCGATGCGGGTGTCTGAGAAATGATACACCCCGATATAGGCCTCGTTCATCAACAGTCGGAAACTGCCCTTGTTCCACCGCCCGCCCCGGCTGGTTTTCAGCCCCCGACTGTTCAGATCGTTGGCGATGTCCACAAAGGGCATCCCCGCCGCAGCCTTTCGGAAGATCTCCCGCACCACCTCGGCGTTTGCTTCATGGACCGCAAAGCGGCCATCCGGCCCCTTGCAGTACCCGAAAGGGATGGAGCCGGAGTTCACCTTGCACTGCTCGGCGTTGAACTTCATACCCCGGCGAATATTCTGGGCGAGGGCTGCGCTGTAATACTCAGCAGACCCCTCCAGCACGGATTCCAGCAGGATGCCCTCCGGCCCATCGGGTATGGATTCCTTGGCATACAGCACCCGGACCCCGGCTTTCTTCAGCCGGAATTTATAGGTCGCCGAATCGTACCTGTTACGGGCAAAGCGGTCAATCTTCCAGCAGATCACATAAGCCCAATGGCCATGGGAGGCGTCCTTCAGCATTTGCTGGAACTGGGGGCGGTTATCGGTAGTGCCGGACAGATGCCGATCGGCGTAAACCTTCACCACCCGGAGGTTGTTCTGCCGGGCAAAAATCTCGCAGTCCGCCACCTGCTGCTCGATGGAGCAGTCCCGCTGGTTATGGGACGAGTACCGAGTGTAGATCACGGCATCCTGCATTTCAGGTTCAATCGGCTTCTTCTTCATCTTCCATCCTTGCCTCGGCCACGTTTCGAGCCGCAGCCAAAGCAGCAGCGTTCCCGCGTTCAGAAATCAATTTTGCATTTTTAAGCAGCAGCACCCCGCCGACGGCACTCAGCGCACCAAGGATCGCCCACGCCCATGATAGAAGCCCAAGCACCAGCAGGAGAACGCCAAGCGCAATCAGCAGAATGCCGAGCGTGCGATACTGCCAAGGATAAGACTTCCCGGCCTCCAGCGTTTCATTGCTGGGGGTTTTCTTTTTGCCACCGGCCTCATGGACGTAGGAAACGCCGGTGCCCGGCACAGACACCGTCGTCCGTGTTCTGCCGTTGCTCATCTTGCCTATTCTTGCGCCCTTCACGCCGACGCTGGCGGAAAGTCCAGACTTGCTGGCGGTGATTTTTGCAGGACCGACATTCAAGGTTTTTCTTATTCTCATTCCCATATATATCCTCCTATACAAAGGGAGGGCTGCCCACGACGAGCGGCCCTCCCTCTTTTTGGCTTCATAGGGGGAGACCCTCAGCCGCCGTTCCATATTTTCTTTTTGTGCCGCAGCTTCCAGATCAAGAAGCTGCGGACTCGCCCTCCGCTTCTTTTTTTTCAATGCCAAGCTGACGATCCAGTTCAGCATGGAGGCTTTCTACCGATTTCCCGCTATCAATAGATGGCGTACTAGCGGGAACATCCTCGCTGGCAAGAGCTGCCGCAACCTCCTGAATGTAACTCAGAATCTGCTGACGAGTTTCAGGCTTCAGGTTCACGAACTTCTCGATGAGGATGTATTCCCCATGAGTCAAGTCCTTTTCCTGCGCCAAGAGATCCAGCCCGGTGGTCGGCGCAGGAGCATACATCTCACCCTTGCCGGTTCGCAGCCACTCTTCCCGAACGCCGAACTCTCGGCAAATGGAAAGGATGGTCTGATCTGAAATGTTCCGTTTCCCGCTCTCAATCAGGGCGATGGAGTTCTGCTTCAGACCAATCCGCTCTGCAAATTTCTCCTGCGTCAAGCCGGAATTTTTCCGCAGAAATTTTATTCTCGTGTTCAACCCGGTTCACTTCCTTTCATGTCTACATTATAACATCAAAATATCACCTAGTCAATAAAAATTTTTGCTTTTCTATTGACTTTTATCACAATGCGATATATAATTATCACAGAATCAACAAAGGAGGTTGACAAAGATGACCGAGAAGAAAGTCTACGACAGCAGCCAGATCAAGGATGCGAAGAAGCTCGCAGATGTCCTGATCAGCGTCAAGGGCGAGAGCCGCCCGGTATTCGCCCTTATGGTCGAATCCATGCTGATCGGCGCAGAACTCGCGGAAAAGGGCATCGCCCGCACCGCCTAAGAAAGGAGCCGTGCCAGATGGCCAGCACAAAGAACCTCAAGGCCGTGCCGACCACCGGCACGATGCCCCAACTTGACACCAAGAAGATACCCAAGGCAGAGCGGGTCAACATCGGCCAGCTGGTCTTTGATGCCATCCAGCGAGAGTTCCAGAACCCGGAGGTTCGGGCTGAGTACGAACGATGGAAAGCAGATCGGGCCGCCAAGGGCATCGCCTGAAGAAAAGGAGGTACATGAGTGCGTGAAAGAATCAGGCTCAGCTTCCGCATCCGCATCCACCTGAACGCACTGGAGATTAAGCTGCTCGACGTGCAGTTGTTCCTGCTTCGCCGGGCAATGGACGCAAACCGCAGGGTGATTGACCTCTGCGACGTTACCATCGAACTCTGTGAAAGGAGGAACAGAATCCCATGAGAAACGCAAAAATCGCCGCCGCCATTACCGCAGCGGTCGCAGCAGTCCTCACTGTTCTCGGCAAGGCGTTCAACTTCGGGGTGGACACCACCACCCAGATCTTGATGCGCTTCGGATACGACTGGGGGCAGGCAGCAGCAAGGGCGCCTTTTTATTTCAGCATTTCCATCGGCCTGACCGGGATTCTGGCCTGTATTGGCTGGATCATTTCAGAGGACGCACGCCACCGGCTCTGGAAAAAGTGGAGCAAGCCTCACCACAGCAAAATCACTCGGAACCACGCCCGGAACCCTGAGTATCCGTATCGGGAACGGAGGGATTGATCGTGGCAAAGGCCGAAAGCCTTAAGTGGACGCGAGTCTGCATCCGATGCGGGAAAAAGATGGTCGGCGTTGCCAGCAACAAAAAGCTGTGCGATTCCTGCATCCGCATCCGGCAGATCGAGCACGACCGGGAAAAGGCCAAGCAGAACAAGCTGGAGGTCGTAGAGCGGGCCACACCGAAACACACCCCGGAGGATTCCCTCCAAAACGATGTCTGGGAAGCAAGCAGGCTGGGCGTGAGCTATGGGAAATACCGGGCTTGGAAAGATGGGAGGATTCACATCCATGGTTAAGTCTTTCTGCAAGGACTGCCCAAACCGACACACGATCTGCCACGACACATGCCCGCAGTACCATAAGTACAAGCTGGAGTTGAAAGCCGAGAACGCATACAACCAAGCTATGACCGGGCACGTTGGTGTTTATCACCGCGACCATGAGGACCGGCACCGTGAAAAGGGGCGCAAGCGGTACATGGGATCGAACGGAGGTGCAGACAGGTGAAACCGAAAACAAAGTCTGAGCTGATGGCAGAATGGGCCAGTCAGCCGGACCAGCTTAAAAAAGAGCGCGAGGTCAAGGCCGTTCGGAAAGCAATGGACGATGCCCGCGCAGCAATCCAAGACGGCCTAACCCGGTACGTCAAGAAAAAGACCAAAGCCCGCAGCATGGCAAAGGCCGAATCCGATCCTTTTTCAGAGTTGGCTGGCTGGGAAAGCGTGGAGCAGATTCAGAATGCCTACGGCTACGATGAAATCACCGCCGACAAACGCGACAAACTGCTTGATCTGTGGGAAGCTCGCGAGGCCGCCCAGCACAGCCGCAAGGCTGGCGATAACAAGTATCACGACCTTGTAACGGAGATGCTCGAAACGGCAATCCGGCGTGTCGGAAACGAATATGCGGACTTGCTATTTGAACATGACCAACAGTGCCGGGAAGCCGAAAAACAATGTGAGCAGCTGGCTGCAGAGAGGATGAGAAAATCTTGAAAATGGCCCTGAAAGAAAACACCCTGCTCATCAAGGAAGCCGACAACGTCCAGTTCACGGTGATCAAAAGCTGGGGCAAGATGAAGTGGTCAAAAGCCACGCAGACCCTCTCCGGCACCGCAGACATCGAACTTCTGGACAAGCTGTCCAGCATCGTCAAACTGCCGCCCCACATTGAAGCCCTGCGCCAGAGCCTCCACGACACGGCAGCCGCCGTCGATCAGGAGCGCATGAACGACAGCCCGGAGCCGCTTCTGGACTACCCGGTCAAGATGAAACTTTTCCGGCATCAAGTCCGTGGGGCGAACATGGCTGCAATGGTTTTCGGGTGGGTTGACCCGAACGGAGGAAACACAACATGAGCGATATTCACAAGATGAGCCTGTCCTCGCTGCTCTGCCAGATCGACAGCATCAAGGACAACAGCGCATCCTTTCTCCCCGGCGAGGGGAAACAGGACCCCGACAAGAAGATCTGGCAGGACGACGTGGACGCTTGCAACGCAGCCACCGAGATCATCAAGAAGCTCTGCGAGGAAAACTGCTTCTCGGTGGCCGAGGCAATCAGCTACATCGCACAGAGCAAGAAACTCCTGCAGGACTGGGGCAATCTCCACGCCAAGTACGAGGTGCCGTCGCAGCCGGTCAAAAAGGACGGCGTATGGCATTGCCCGGACTGCAACCATCGGGTGAACCCGCACCACTCGCACTGCCACTGGTGCGGTACCCGGCTGCTGGGAGGTGCACTGAAATGAGAAGGAAGGTCACATTCATGCGGGTCGAAAAGGCCCGGCAGCCCCTGCCCGAAAACGGGCACATCTTCGCCACCATGCCCCTGCGCAGAATCGTGCCGAACCCCTGCAACCCGGAATGGAAGCCCGCCACTTGCCCGATCTGCGGGCAGGACTGCTGGCTTCAGACCGGGAACGCCGAACTGGTCAAGCAGATCTACCCCAGCGCAAAGTTCGTGTGCAGCGAGTGCGCATGGACAGGAAAGGCGGCGGCGAACCAGTGAGCGAATACAGAGCAATCTATAAATGCCGCCTTTGCGGTACCGTTTTTGTACACCACGCCCATGCCAACGATGAAGATGAAGCAGCTAAAAAGATAGTGGATTTTGCACTTTTTTACAGCGGCGCAGACGTTCACAGGCGGAAAATCCCCCTCATCCTTCAATTCCATAAATGTAGCGATGCAAGCTATGGGGTTGCGGATTTTCAGGGCATGAAGAAAGTCGGTGGCAGCGATGGGTAAAAAGACAGTTGACACGGAACACCTGAGCAGAATCCTGTTCAAATGGGCGTGGGAGGCAGGCTTCTCTGTCGACACCGACATCGTCGCCAGAACAGCAAAGAACTGCTACAAGGCAGCAGCATCGCTGGCTTTGAAACTCCCGGATGTTGACCCGGAGAGTTTGCGCCAGAGGACGCACCTGAAGTACAACGCCACAGATCGGACGCTGACCTGCCTGAATTGCTCCGGGGAAACGAAACTCGGAGATTACGACAACCCCGAAGATTTCAAATACTGCCCTTTCTGCGGCTTCAAAGTTGTCAAGATTGCGGGGTGTGGAAATGGGTAAAGGCTTCGGTTTCCTTTTTGAGATGGGCTGCGGCAAGACGCTGACCGCCATCGCCGTCACCGGGGCCGGGTACAAACTCGGCAAGATCAAGCGGGTGCTGATCGTTGCCCCCACCTCCGTCTGCGCCGTCTGGCCGAAAGAATTTGCAGACTACGCCGACTTCAGGTACACGGTCAAAACGCTGCTGGGCACAAAGCCCCAGCGTCTCAAGGCCCTCGCCGACCTCGAAGCGTTCCCCTTCCAGAGCCTCAAGGTGGCTGTCATCAACTACGAATCGACGTGGCGGGATGGCATCTTTGAAAAGCTGATGGAGTACGATGCCGACCTGATCATCGCCGATGAAAGCCAGCGCATCAAGACCCACGATGCAGCCCAGAGCAAGTCCATGCACCAACTGGGCGACAAAGCCCGGTACAAGCTGATTCTTTCAGGCACCCCGGTGCAGAACGAGGCGGTGGACATTTTCAGTCAGTACCGCTTCCTCGACCCGACCATCTTCGGCACCAACTTCTACGCCTTCCGCAACCGCTACGCCGTGATGGGTGGCTTCAACCGCAAGCAGATCGTCCAGTACAAGGACCTCGACGAACTCATCCGCAAAGAGCATTCCATCGCCTACCGGGTGACCAAAGAGGAAGCCCTGGACTTGCCGGAGCAGACGTTCCAGACCCGGAGCATCATCCTCTCGGCCAAAGAGCGGGCCATCTACGACCGTCTGCGGCGGGACAGCTTCACCGAGCTGGACAACGGCGGGAAGATCACCGCCACCACGGTGCTGACCAAACTCCTGCGGCTGCAGCAGTTCACTGGCGGCTTTCTGGTCGCAGACGATGCAGCCAAGCCGGAGCTGGTCAGCACCGGGAAACTCGATGCCCTCTCGGACATTATCCAAGACTACGTTCTGGAGGGCAAAAAGAAATTGGTGATCTTCGCCCGGTTCATCCCGGAGGTCTTGGAGATCATCAAAAGGTCGGAGAACATCATCGGAAAGAGCGGCATGAAAACGGTGGCCATTTACGGAGCCATCCCGAAAGAGCAGCGGGGCGACATCGTCCAGCAGTTCCAGAAAGACCCCTCCACGATGGTTCTCGTCGGCCAGATCGACACGGCGGGCACCGGCATCACCCTGACCGCAGCCGACACCTGCGTCTACTACAGCGTCACATTCAACTACGCCACTTACTCGCAGAGCCTTGCCCGCATCCACCGTATCGGCCAGCGCAACACCTGCACATACATCCACCTCGTAGCCGAGAATACCGTGGACAGCACCATCCTCAAGTCCCTGAGCAAAAAAGAGGATCTCGCCAAAACGGTGGTCGATGACTGGAGGCAGTTCTTTTGAAAATCTACATCGTGGACGGCACCCCGGTTTTAGACGGCACCCCGAAAGAGCTGGCTCAGTATCAGCGTATGGCGCAGCAGCTGGCGGTGTACGATGCCTACCAAAAATTGCTCAAAGCTATCGCCGAGGGAAAGCCACCCGGCGGGCAGCTTGAGGATAAACCACCCGCCCGGAAACGGGCAACCCCGAAAAAGAAAAGAAAGGATGAGAGCAATGGTTGATTCTTCGCAAATTCCCTATGCCATCGCAATCGACTTTGATGGCATCCTCTGCCAGAACGCCTACCCCGACATTGGAGATCCGAACTGGGACACAATCCATCAAGCCCTGAAAGAACAGAGCAACGGCGCAAAGCTGATTCTCTGGACCTGCCGGGAAGGGCGGTCACTGGAAAGGGCCGTCGCCGCTTGCGCAGGCTGGGGCCTGACGTTTGACGCTGTCAATGAGAACCTCCCGGAGTGGCGCAAAGCCTACAGAACAGATCCTCGAAAAGTCGGGGCAAACGAATACTGGGACGACCGAAATGTCATCAATGACAACGAAAGCCCGTTGTTTTTTCGTGCCCACCAGTGCGCAGAGGACCATGCGGAATGGGAGGTGCGCCGTCAATGCTTGGAGCAATCCTGACCATCGCAGCCCTCGCAGCCATCGGAGCCTTTGGATACCTTCTCTGCTGGAAAGCTGGCGAAGCTGACGATCGAGCAGAGCAAGAGCAAATAGAACGCCTGAACAGAAAGGAAGAACACAAATGACACTGTTAGACATGGTGCGCGATTACCAGAGCCTTCTGGAGCGCAAGGAAGAACTGGCCGATGAGGTCAAGGCCAACAACGTCCTGATCGAGGAAGCCAAAGCGAACATCTCGCAGCAGATGATCGACGATGACTGCCCCTCGATCTCGGTCGGCGGCTTCAAGTTCACCCTGACCCCCAAGACCATCTACAGCAAGAAGTCCGAAGCGGAGCTGGCCAGCGAGGGCATCAATTTCTTTGAGACCCTCCGGGAAGAGGGCCTCGGCGACATCATCGTGGAGAGCGTGAACACCCGCACCCTCCAGTCCACCATCAAGGCATATGTCGAGGAAAACGACGGCCTGAGCGAGGACCTCGCCAAGTGCATCAGCATCTTCGACACCTACGACATCACCCGCCGCCGTGAGAGCAGCCGGGCCACCAAGGGAGGAAAGAAATAATGGCAAACCAGAACTACCAGCAGACCGAGATGGATCTGCGCACCAATCTCCAGCAGGACGTGGACTGCCGGGTGGCCAGCGTGATCGATGACACCTACGATATGCTCAAGGATTACAACCCGCCCGCCGTGCGCAACCGCCACGAGGCATACGGCATCGCCGCCGACAACTTCACCCGGATCAGCGCAAAGGTCAAGTCCGTTCGGAACGACATGGACACCCTTCTCAGCACCTTGGCGAATCCCAACTACCCGGCAGTCGAGGCGGTCAGTTCCCTGCACAACCGGGTCAGCGAGCTGATTTCCCTGTCGATTGTCATGGCAGCCGAGATGAAGCGCACCATGAACGACCTCTACGAGGCCGAGCGCAAAGACGACACCCCCACCCCGCTGGAGCAGGCTGCAGCCGAAAATGATGGTTTTGAAGAAGCCGAACCCGCCGACGCTGAAGCTGATGATGAAGAATAAATAGGAGGACACATACTATGGCAACCGCAAAAAAGAGCACCGAACTGGCCCCCGTTGAGAACTTCGCCCTGACCACCGCCTACGACGGTCTCGACCCGGAACTGGCAGCCGAACTCAAGGATCAGATGGACGATCTGGACGATGAATCCGGCATCAACTGCCGAACCATCAAGATTCCCTCTGGCGGCAACCTTGCCTTCACGGTGCAGGGCGACGAGGACGGCGATGAGGACTACCTCAAGGACATCGAGGGCGTGATCGTGTTCACGCACCGCATGAACGGCTACTGGCCGAACGCTTTCGGCACCAGCACCAACCCGGAGGATAAGATCCCGGTTTGCTCCAGCATGGACGGCAAGTCCGGCCTGAACATTCGGACCGGCGAGGTTTGCGAATGCGATAAGTGCCCCTGCAACCAGTACGGCAGCGACCCGAACGGCGGCAAGGGCAAGGCTTGCAAGAATATGCGCCGGATCTACCTCATGCGCAGCAACGACCCGAACCTCTACCTCTTGACGGTGCCGCCCACGAGCATCAAGGAGGTGAACAAGGCTCTCACCCGCATCATGGCTTCCAAGGGCATCCCCTACACCAACCTGATTGTCGGCTTCAAGTTGGCCAAGGCCACCAATGCCAACGGCATCAACTACGCCACCGTGGTGGTCGACAAGCGGGGCATCCTGCCCCCGGCAGTCGCCCAGACTGCCAAGACCATGCGGCAGGAGATCAAGGCGAAGTACAAGGAGATCGCCATCACGATGGACGACTACAGCACCTCAGCCTCCAGCAACACCATGACGGCAGACGAAAGTGCACTGGATGTGCAGGTGTCGGATGCAGAGTTCACCGATGTGACCAACAAAGACAAAGACCTCCCCTTTGTTTAATCAGGCAGCAGCCCTATAAAATTTCATGCTCACAGGGGGAACCGTATCGAGGCGGCTCCCCTTAAGGCATAAAGGGGAACAGATATGAAATTCAAGAAGGAATGGCGGTGGAGGCAGCATGGCGGCAAGAGAGATAGACCTTGATAAGGTGGTGGATTATCGCGCCGAGTACACCGCCGTGGTTCAGAAATACAAACTCACCGGGGACAAATTGACAGGTCTGTGCCCTTTCCATGAGGACAGAAACAACAGCTTCTCGGTCGACCTCAAGACCGGCAAGTGGCACTGCTTCTCAGAGGACCGGGGCGGCAACTTCGTGTCCTTTTGGGCTGAGTTCCACGGCGTGGACACCAAAGAGGCATACAAGCAGATTTTGGAAAAATACGGCGTTTCCACCGAGACACCGAAACCCGCTAAAAAGGAAAAGGCCGCAGTCCTCGAAGGTTTCAGCCTTGCGGAGTACGCCTTTGCAAAGCACCTTCCAGAAGAATGGCTGGCCAAAACCTGCCGCCTCGAAACCCGGAAAGACCGAAACAATGGCACCGAATGGCTGTACATTCCCTACTACAACGCAGCCGGGGAAGAATCCACCTACCGCAAGCGGTACGCCCACAAGGACTTCCGCTGGCGCACTGGCAGCTCCGGCAAGATTTGCCTCTACGGTGAATGGCGCGTCTCAGAGTTTGCCAACGCCGGGTACGCGGTCATGGTTGAGGGCGAGAGCGACACACAGAGCCTGTGGTACATGGGCATCCCGGCCATCGGTGTGCCGGGGGCCTCAATGTTCAAGCCGGAACAGTCCTCGGTGCTTCAGGGCCTGAAGCTGTACCTGCACCACGAGCCGGACGGCGGCGGCGACACCTTCATCCACAAGATCTGCACCGGCCTCCGGGATGGAGGCTACGAGGGAGAGGTCTACGAGTGGAGCTGCAAGGCTCTCGGCGAAAAGGACCCCTCCGACCTGTACATAAAGCATGGCCGGGAACAGGCTGCCAAGCTGATCCGGGATGCCCTGAAAACCGCAAAACCTGTGGACTACAAAAAAGAGGACATCCCCGAAGCAATCAGCGGCGCACCGATCAGCCTCCGACAGCCGGAGGGCTGGATTTACTCAGACAAGGGAATCAGCCGGATCGACGAAAAGAAGTTCCAGCCGGTCCTCTGCTGCCGCACCCCGATCATCCTGACCAAGCGTCTCCAGAGCATCGAAACCGGGGAAGAAAAAATAGAGGTAGCCTTTAAGCGGGACGGCCTCTGGCAGAGCGCCATCTACCCCCGGTCGGTGATTTTCCAGAGCCGCAGCATCACCGCCCTTGCAGATCTCGGCTGCACGATCACCAGCGAGAACTCGAAGCAGGTGGTCCGCTTCCTTGGCAGTCTTGAGGCCGAGAACATCGACATCATCCCCAAAGAGGACAGCACCTCCACATTCGGATGGCAGCCCGGCAACAGGTTTGTGCCCGGACACGCTGACGGCATCACGCTGGACATTGACCCATCCCAAAAGGCAATGGCCACGGCCTACTGCCAAAACGGAACCTTTGAAAGGTGGGTGGAGCACATGGCTCCGCACCGCAGCCGCCAGAAATTCAGATTCATCCTTGCGGCCAGCTTCGCCGCCCCACTCCTGCGGATCGTCAAGCAGCGCATCTTTTTTGTGTACAACTGGGGCGGTTCCAAGGGCGGCAAGACCGCAGCCCTGAAAGCAGCTCTCTCCGCATGGGGAGACCCGGAGCGGCTGATGGTCAACTTCAACGCCACACAGGTCGGCCTCGAACGGACGGCAGCCTTTTACTGCGACCTGCCCCTCGGTATCGATGAGCGACAGCTTGCTGGAAACAATCAGGCCGGGCTGGAAAAAATCGTCTACATGATCGCATCCGGCACCGGCAAGATTAGAGGTGCAAAGAGCGGCGGCATTCAGGCCACCCAGCAATGGCGTACCGTCGCTCTGGCCACCGGCGAGGAACCTCTCAGCACCGAGACAACGCAAACGGGTGTCTCCACCCGTGTGCTGGAACTCTACGGCGGGCCGTTCGACAACGAGCGGGATGCCGGATTGATGCATCAGCAGTCCGTGATGGACTGCGGCTGGGCTGGCCCGGCCTTCGTCAAGAGGATCATCGCCACCCCGGAGCGCATCATTTGTGATGCATTCGAGTTGATGCAGAGTTACGTCCACGCAATGGCCAACGGCAAAAACGGCTCCCACGTTTCTGGAATTTCCGCAGTTGCTCTGGCCGATGCCATGATTGACAGCTGGTTCTTCAGCACGCAGCAGCAGAGCGACCCCACCGACGAGGCCGATGTTCTGCAGCAGCTCGGCATCCGTCCGGAATCATGGAAAAAGGCCAAGATCATGGCCGCCAGCATTTTGGAGGAACAGGTGGAGAACAACTCCACCGATGTGAATGAAAACGCAGCGCAGTTCATCGTGGACTGGGTCATGTCGAACAAGGCATACTTCGGAACGCAGGTGATCGGCACCTGCCTCGGCATGATGAACGAGAGTGGAAACACGGTTTATATTTTTCCCTCCATGCTGAATCAGGCCCTCACCAAAGCCGGGTACAGCCCCCGGAAAACCATGAAATATCTGGCCGACAAGAACCTGATCAGCGTATGGACTGAAAAGAGCGGCAAGGTTACCTACTCCACGGTTCGCAGATTCGGCGACCGAAGCTGCCGCTTTGTCGAGTTTTTCATCGGCAAGCTGGCCGAGAACGAGGATCCGATGGATGAACTGGAAAGACAGATGGACGACGAAGAGCCGCCCATGACCCCGGTAGCTGCACCGTTCCAGACTTCCGCCACGCAAACCACCATGCAGGACGACTTCACTGTGATAGACGACTCTGAGGATTTGCCATTTTCAACCTAAAACCGTTACACCTAATTTTAGGTGTAACGCTAGGTGTAACATTAGGTGTAACACGAAAAAGCAAGCAGCCAAGCGGCTTTTTAATAGATTGTTACACCTATTACACCTAAAATACAAAATACAATACGTTTTTGCACATTTTTGCATTTTACACAATTTTCGTGCAAAATTGCAAAATTCTTAAAAACACGGTGTGTGTTCAAAATTAGGTGTAACAGGAGTAACAGAGCCGGAAGAACCGCACCACCACAAGGAAAACGCCGTTACACCTGTTTTTCAGAATTAGGTGTAACAGACCAGATAGGAGGCATTGCAAAATGGAAATGACCTATGAGCGGGCCGCCGAGATCCTCGACCCGGACCGCCGGGAAGCTTACGACAGCATCGAACCCGTCATCACGGCTTGCAAGATGGGAATGGAAGCTCTCAAAAAACAGATTCCGACTGAGCCAGATGAAGAGGATTCGGATATGGACGGCTGGGCGGTTTGCCCTTCATGCGGCGAATACGTAGTTCACCCAGACGGCCACGAGGTAACATACTGCCGCTTTTGCGGCCAAGCATTGAAATGGGAGGAAGAAGAAAATGCATGATTACAGTTATAGCGCACATCTGGTGATCAACGACGGGTACGAGGACCGGCTGGATATGAAGATCAGCTGCCAAAACGCCCAGCAGCTGCTTCGAGCAAGAGACAGCTTCTCCGACCAGATGAACACCTACATCGCAGAGTTTGCCATGCAGAGCAATCTGGTCAGGATGCCGAGCGACGAAGAGCAGAATACGGCAGCGCTTCAGGCTATCATTCAGGAGCAGACCGAAAAGGCCAAGCAGCAGGCTCCCACCGAAGATATTACTGGGGAATCGGACCCGCAGGAGGACGAGCGACTCAGCTATTCGGACATCATGGATGCCGTTCAGGGCGATGCCGAACCACTGCCCCCCCCCCGCAGCGAGTAAGCCGCCCTTCCGGCAGGATGGAATCAAAGGGCTGATGAAGCTGCGCTGCCCGGGATGCGGCGACACTTTCCTCGCATTCTCCCCGGAATACCGAACCGAGTGGAACTGCAAGAAGTGCGGCGCTAAAATTCCGCTGGACAATACCGCATTGTTCGAGTACGACTGCAGCTGCGGTCGGCACACCTTCGGACGGACGAACATCGAAGATGCTGACCTCGACTTTTCATGCGGCGACTGCGGCAAGACAACCAGCCTCAAGTGGAACCCTGCGACCAAAAAATACATGGAGTGATGCAGATGCCCGCCTCGGACGACGACCGGGAAATGATGGCCCGGTTCAATGATACCTTCAGGAAGCTCAAGACAAACCGCGAACAGGTGCCGCTGGAAGTCCTCCAGACGAAATACGGCAAAGCCTACCAGAAGCTGACCAAGGAAATGGCCGGTCTTGCCGACTGGTTCGCCGCCCGACTCCGGGAGAGAATGCCGTTCCCGATGCACCCCAAGGACATCGCCGGGAATCGGCAGCTGTCGCAGCAGATCGCCGCCGTCCTCGCCGAGGAAAGTCAGCCGGGTGCCCTCATGGACCAGTACCGAAAAGCCCTGATCAATGATCTCGACTATGACAAGTTTCTCGACCTCGTCTGGCAACTTTACCAACGCACCGAGGAAGTCTACGAACCCTACTGGCAAAAATACAACTACTGGCACGTTTACCCGGACGGCCACCGCTGGATCAGGAACCACATCACAGGTTTCTTCTGGCAGAACGGCCAGCCGGGAAACGATTCGGATTCATTCACCAACGAAGGGGGCTACTGGATGGACGCCAAGGGCGAATACCAGAGTGCAGCCTTCCCACCACATATCAAAGGAGATAAGATATGGAAAACAAAGCAGAATTGATTGCCCGTTTTGAAGCAGAAATGGCCCGGGTAAAGCGTCCCGGCGTTGACAAGTTGATGGACTACATCCGCAAGAGCGACTTCTACACGGCCCCGGCCAGCACAAAGTTCCACCTCTCCTGCGAGAGCGGTCTCCTGCAGCACAGCCTCAATGTGCTGGACGCTCTCCGGGGATTGCTTGACGAAAATCAGGTCAATGAGGACGGCACCGAGATGTGGTTTTACATAGTCGCCGGGCATCCCGTCATCCAGATCAGCGATGAAAGCCTCATCATCATCGCTTTGCTCCACGACATTTGCAAGACCTACTTCTACAGCACCAGCACCCGGAATGTCAAAAACGAAAAGACCGGGAAATGGGAAAAGGTGCCGTTCTACACGGTCAACGACTTGATGCCCCTCGGCCACGGCCCCAAAAGTGCCATGCTGGTCAAGAATTACATCAAGCTCACCTCGGAGGAAATGTATGCAATCTGGTGGCACATGGGCTTCACGGATCAAAATACGGACACCCTGAGCCTGACAGCCGCCATCCAGAAATACCCCATCATCTGGGCGCTTCACACCGCAGACATGATGGCGTCCAGCTTCATGGAGGACAAGGACGGGAATAAAGATGGCTTCGGATGGCAGGAACTGGGCGCAGAGGATGCCAGCGGCAGCGCGGGGCAGTCCGCCGATGACCCGGCCATGCCCGGCGACAGCGATGAACCTGTGTTCATGGAGGCGGCACCATGCTGATAGAAGTCGGACCCAATGAACAGGCGATCTACGAAGAGGACCTCATTCACGAGGCCAACATGAGAGCCGAAAAGAAAGAGAAGCTGATGAAACCCATCCGGCTGGAAGTTAAAATGGAGCTGGCCTACGACTTGATCTCAGAGGTGAATGCCGATGTTTGCCGGACGTGGCCTCGTTCGCCAGCGAAGGACGAAACGACCGAAGCGGCAATGGACGCTCTGCGAAAAATCATGGAGCTTTCCCGTCGAGTAAGTGAGGCGTACAAATGAACAGTATCACTCGGAATATATTGCATGACTGGTGGTTTCTTGAGAGAGCCAGAACAATCGCCGATGTTCAACGTCTGGCAGAGCAAAAACTCGGGTTGAAGCTGACTGCTGAAAAGACCGAGAAAATCCTCAACGATAAAATACCGCTGGAACAGTGGTATCAGACAAAAATCATCGCCGCCATCAAGGAAGAGTATCCCTCTGCATTCGTCCGCAAAATCTCTGCGGGTGTTTATGCTGAACGCGGTTTCCCGGATGTGCTTGCAATTATCAATGGCCAATATTACGGAATTGAGGTCAAGCGGCCTTTTTTCGGAAAACCATCGCAACTCCAGCTGGTGACCATCGAAGCTATAAAAAAAGCGGGAGGAACAGCGGGCATTGCCCACCTGCCCATTGAAGCCATGGAGATTATTTCGTTCGGAAATGTGGTGAATGACTCATGAAAAACGACGACGCCATCTTGCTCAAGAAATACCTGTCTCGGTATTACAGAGCGAAGCAACGCAACGCCATCCTGAAAAACAGGCTGGCCGAAATCTCGGAGGAATTGGAACACCCCTCCATGCCCCCATGCAAAACCGACGCCATGAAGGTGGACACTTCGGAGGGCGGCGAAGGGGCCGCTTCTCTGGTCTTCAAGAAAGCTGACGTTGAAGATCGCATCCAGAAGCAGATCGAGTCGGAGGTTCAGATCATCCTCGACATCAACGATGTCCTCGAATGCTTGCCCAGCGATAGCGTGGAGCGCAGCATCCTTGAACTCCGGCACCTTGATTGCAAAGGGTGGGGGTACATTTCAAGGGCCACTCACCTGACACGCTCCCCGTGCTACGACCACTACAAAAAGGGCATCCGCATGCTTTTGCAGCATCCCTTCGTTCAGAAGAAGCTTGAAGCGTACAAAAACCATACGCGTACAGAATAAAAACACAGCGCATATCCCCAAAGTCAGTACACAAAAGGACACTCGGATGTGATACAATAGCATTGTGGTCAAGGGCCAGAAGAAAACGTCCACGTGTTTCCATAACGAATCTCCTTCTCATCGGCGAAAGAGCCATCGAGCAACAAATGTTCGATGGCTCTTTTGTTTTTTTACGCTTCAATCCGCCGATTCCATTCGTAGGTACTACTGGAAGAAATTTCCATTGCGGGGCAAGGAAGGCGCGAAGGATTTTCCGACGAGAATCGATTTTTTCTGGCCGTTTCGTTACGCAAACCCCATATAGGAGGTGAAAACCATGCAGCAGACCAACCCCATGCGGATGGAAAAGCGTCGGCTGGCCGACCTTATTCCTGCCGCCTACAACCCCAGAAAAGCCCTGACCCCGGCTGACCCGGAGTATCAGGATATAAAGGCCAGCATTCAGGGGCTGGGCTACGCTGACCCCATCGTCATAAATTACGATGGCACCATCATCAAAGGACACCAGCGGCGCACCGTGATGATGGACATGGGCATCGAAGAAGCCGAGGTCGTCGTTCTGGACATCCGGGACAAGGCCAAGGAAAAGATGATCAACGTGGCCCTGAACAAGATCACCGGCAAATGGGACCTTCAGATTTTGAAAGACCTTCTGTCTGATCTTGATCTCAACGGCTACGACTTTTCTGTGACCGGCTTCCATCAGGACGACCTCGAAGATTTGATCCAGCAGCTGGATGTGCCGGAAGAAGCCCATGATGATGACTTTGACCCGGACGCAGCCAAGGAAGAAATCGAAACCCCGGTCACCTGCCGGGGCGACATTTGGAAGCTGGGCCGCCACCGTTTGATGTGCGGCGACAGCACCGACCAGAGCGACGTTGCAGAGTTGATGACCGGGAACGAACTGAACCTGATGATCACCGACCCGCCCTATAACGTCGCCTATGGAGCCAAGACCGAATATATGTCAGATTCCGGCAGGGGCGCAGGACATGGCAGCATCGCCAACGACGATATGCCGGAGGAAAACTTCTATTCTTTCCTCCGGGATTTTTACGGAAACGCGGTGGAGGCCATGCGGCCCGGCGCAGTGATCTATGTTTTTCACTCCGACACGCACGGCCTGACCTTCAGGCAAGCGTTTCAGGATGTCGGCCTCAAATTGTCCGAGTGCCTGATATGGGAAAAGAACTCTTTTGTCCTTGGCCGCTCGGATTACCAGTGGCGGCACGAACCGATCCTCTACGGCTGGAAAGAGGGAGCGGGTCATTACTTCATCAATGACCGCACACAGGACACCGTCCTTCTGGATGACCTGCCCGACTTCCAGTCAATGAAGAAGCAGGAACTTCTGGCCTTTATCGACCAGACGCTCCGGGAATACAAGGACCAGACCACGGTTCACTTTGAGCCGAAACCGACCCGAAACGATATGCACCCGACCATGAAGCCTGTGCCCCTGATCGGACGGCTGATGAACAACTCCAGCCGCCCCGGATGGATGGTCGGTGACTTTTTCGCCGGGAGCGGGTCCACCCTGATGGCAGCGGAGCAGCTTGGACGAACAGCATTCTGTATGGAGCTGGACGAAAAGAACTGCGACATCATCGTAAAGCGATGGGAGACGTACACAGGGCAGAAAGCTGAAAAGTTATAACCGCCGTGACGGATTACGAATTAAATCTTGCTATCTGCGGGGGGGGGCTTCTCAGTTTGAATGACAAAGGCGAGATCACAGGCGGCTCCATGTACAGGGTGGAGATCATAGCAAAGCTGTTCGGAGTAACAGTTCGCCGCATTCAACAGCTTACGCAGGAGGGCGTACTCCCCACAACCGAAACGCCGGAGGGGCGGCGCTACGATCTGGTGCCCACAATCCAGAAATACGTTCAGTACCTGTCGGATAAGGCATACGGAAAGAACCGCTCTGAGAAAGAGCTCGAACTCCGAGAGCAAAAGCTTCAGGCCGACATCGCATTGAAGGAAAGTCAAGGTGAACTGCATCAGATCAAAACAAAAATCGCAGCGGGTACATACGTCGACATTGACGATGTGAAACGCGATTACAGCAACTTTTTCACTGTTTTCAAGCGCTTTGCCTTGTCCCTCCCGGGAAAGATCAGCAACGAGGTCATCGGCTATGTTGGCCCGACCGAAGCAAGACGCATAGAAAAGGATCTTCAGGGGGAGATCTTGCGGCAGCTCGGTGCCTTTGTCGTTGCAGGCGTGACCGAGCTGCCGCAGAAGAATGCCTCCAAAAAATAAAACTCCCCGCATCCGAAAGTATCTCGTTACCCCGTATCAAAAAGAGGCGCTCCGATACCTGCAACCCCCTGATGACATTACTGTGTCGGAGTGGGCCGAAAAGTACCGGGAGCTGGGATCCACATCGTCCATCCCCGGCCCATGGAGAAATAGCAAAACGCCGTATCTTCAAGGCATCATGGACGAGTTCAACGTCTACAGCACCGAAGAAATAGTTTTCTGCAAGCCAACACAGGTCGGTGGCACAGAAATTATTTTGAATACGGTCGGCTACATCATCCACGAGGACCCAGCGCCTACAATGCTGGTTTATCCTTCGGATGATTTGGCTCTGAGCGTCAAAAAAAAGCGCTTGGAGCCAATGCTCGAAGCCTGCCCGGAACTGGCTAAGCGATACCTGAAGGATGAGTCCATAAAGCAGGAGCTAAAATTCGAGGGCGGGATGTACATGAACCTGACCGGCTCCAACTCCCCCAGCGATCTGGCATCAAACCCGATCCGTTTCCTGTTCATGGACGAGGTCGACAAGTTCCCCGGTGCATCCAAGAAAGAGGCTGACCCCATATCGCTGGCCAGAGAGCGAACCAAAACATACCGTAGCAACCGAAAAATCTACATTACATCCACCCCGACACTGAAAACCGGCCACATCTGGAAGGAGCTGGAAAGCGCCGACGCCGAAAAACACTATTTTGTTCCTTGCCCGCACTGCGGAAAATTCATTGAACTCAAGTGGGCGCAGGTGAAGTTCCCGGGTGAAGAGGGGATGACTTATTCAGATCGGGCAGAACTTGCAAAGTATGTCTGTCAGGAGTGCGGCTGCATCATCACTGATGCAGACAAGCCAAGGATGCTCCAACAGGGTGAATGGCGAATCGTCAGGCAATCTGCGAAAGTCCCAAAAAAGGTGGCCTTCTGGCTGAACACCCTATACTCGCCTTTCGTTCTTTTTTCGGAATGCGCAAAAGAGTTTCTGACCAGCAAGGACGACCCTGAAAAGTTCCAGAATTTCACAAACTCGTGGCTTGCGGAGCCATGGGAGGACACAAAGCTCAAAACGAGCGCCGACCTTGTCCGCGAGCGGCAAACTGACATCGAAGCCTACCAGCTCCCGTCGTGGACGAAACTGCTCACTGGCGGCGTTGACGTTCAGGAGAATTGCATCTACTGGACAATCAGAGCGTGGGGAGACTACCTCACGTCGCAAAACATCGCGCACGGTCAGGCGCTCGGCTGGGAGGATGTAATCAAGGTGATGAACCTCGAATACAAGCTCCCAGATGGGACGCCTCTCATCGTGAATCTTTGTCTGGTTGACTCCGGCGATCAAACAGATTCGGTCTACGAATTTTGCTACGAAAATACCGAGTGGGCGCTCCCCTGCAAAGGCTCGTCGAAGTCGCTTCTCGGATACTACAATATTTCGACGGTCGGAAAAACCGATTCCAAAGCTTACGGCATGAGGCTGATCATCGTCGATGGCGACAAATACAAAGACATGATTGCCGGTCGAATGCGCAAGCCAAACGGAACTGGCAGCTGGATGGTCTACCATGGAGTGGACCCGGAGTATTGCGAACAGGTCACATCGGAACACAAAGTCGCAGAGCGCACAGCATCCGGCAACAAGGGCAACCTCAAATGGCGGCCAAAGCATAGCCACCCGAACAACCACTATCTGGATTGCGAAGTGTATGCAGCCGCCGCCGCTGATCTTTGCCACGTGCGCGAGCTTTTCCTGCAGTCCAAAACGGACGAAAAGCCTGCGCAGCCACAGGCAGCGCCCACCCCGGAGGAAGGGTGGATCCATCAGAACGAAAGCTGGATTTGAAAGAGGTGAAAAAAAATGAAAGTCATCACGAAGTCCGTCAC